TGTAGGACGTTGCGAATGAACGCTCCAGCTTGGCGCCCAGATCGCTTTTCAACGAATTGATGTCATCGGACTTCACTCGCAAACCTGCACCGTTACCGCCTTTCTCGGTGTAGCTGTCTTGCTTGAGCGTGCTGTAGGTCAGACCTGCGATGGGTGTGAGGGTAGTTTTCGAGCCCAGGTCAATCGGGTAACCGCCCTGCACCGCAGCGAGGTACTGCATGCCGTCGAAGTTGCCTTTGGCGGTGCCGTCGAAACCCGTCAGGCTGACTTCACGCGTGGTTTCGTATTGATGCTGGATTGCACCGGCCGACAGGTTTACGTACCAAGGGTTGGCAGTGTAGGTGGCATAAGCAATCAGGCCGTAGGAATCGTTATCAGCCGAACTGCCCTTATTGGCACCGTCGTTTTTCACCGATGTATTGGCGTAGCTGAACAGACCGCCCGCGCGCCAGCTGTCGTTCAACTCAGCGTCGGCACCCAACAGTAAACCGCCGTAGTTGGCGTGGTAGCCGGCGATGTCTTCGCGCTCATCCTGGCGCGAAGAACCGCCAAACGCCTGGCCCCACAGCCCTGTACCGTTGCCGCTTTCACCGGTGGCGATACCACTGGAGCCATTGCCAGCCTGAGCGGTGCGTAGGTTGTCCATATGCGTAGAAGCGATGTCGAACACATGACGAGTGGAGTCCACCGAGGCGGTTGCGGCTGCCGACGATGTGGCCGTCGGGCTCAGTTGTGCACCGCCCCTGTTGCCATCGGAACCCAGTGCCGCACCGGCGCGCGCCAGATTCATTAGTTGCGCGTCGGTACCCTGATACTGGAACAGGCCGCCGAGGGAGGAGCGGGCATCGCTGGTGGTCGCGCCATTGATGGCATTACTTGAGCCATTGTTTCCGACCACGGTCAGCACCAGGCCATTGGCGCCGGGGTTGGCGGCAAGGGTAATGTTTTCACCAGTCAGACCCAGGCCGTTGGCGGCCAGCGTGTAGTTGAGCGTTTTTTCGTTGAACTCGGAGTTGGTGCCATCAGCGCCTACGAGGACCAGATAGCGCTGGCCCTGGGCAAAGGTGTAGGCGCTGCCGGTCTTGGTCAGGCCGACGCTGGTGCCCGAGTCGAGCGTTACTGCCCCAGTGACAAACAGGCGTCCATAACCCGCATCGGTGCCAGGGTCGCTCGTGGCTTGTGCGTTATCGGCGACACCAAACACCAAGCCGGCACCGGCAGCCTGGGTGTAGTGGCCTTCGATGATGATTTCGTTGTTGATCTGCAGCGTGGCACCGTTATTGGCCACGGTATGGCGGATGCCGAGGCCGCCTACACTGGTGTCGGTGACATCGATATTGTCGTTGAGCAACAGCTTGCCGGTGTTGAACTGCACATTGCTGGTCCTGTTGCGGATAAGGCCAATATCCTGTCCGGAAATCGAACCATTGGACCCAGTCAGCACACCGGCGATCGTACCGCTGGCGCCGTTGATGATCAGATCGTCGCTCGTCTCGTTGATGATGCTGCCAGAAATTATGCCTGAGTTGTTGATGGCACCCAGCGTGCCGTTATTCAAGATGGCCGTGTTATTGGAGCGGATTAGCCCGCTGTTGTTGAGTACGCCAATGGTGCTAGATCCGCCGTTGAAGATAGCGTGATCGACGCCGCTGATGGTGCCGCCGAGATTGTTGATCAGGGTGGTGATATGACCAAAGTTTCGGATACCACTGTTACCGCCATTGATCAGCCCGCTGTTGCTCAGTGTGCTGATGACCCCGGGAACGTTACCAACATAATTAGCCACCGCTACATGCCCTCCCTCGATGGTGCCGTCAACAGCGTTAATCAAGGCGTTGACCGTGGCACCTGGGCTGAAATAGCCAAACACGTCAGTCCATATCGTGCCGTGGTTGAGCAGGGTGCCGACTGTGGTGTCGCCGACGCCCGAGATGCCGTAGGCACCACCAGCCATGCCCACGGAAACATTCGGATTGACCGTTATATTGTCTTCGCTCCAGGCAGCCCCAGTCACATTGCCGACAATCACCGTATCAGCGGCAGACGCGACTCCATTGACCAGCGTCGATGCAACTGCAATGGCCAGAATTGTCTTACGACGTGAAACGAGGCTTGTATTTTCCATTTGCATTTTTGGCACATGCTCCATAAAAAACCCCTGTTAAATCCGCTATCGCGCCTCCAATCCATAACGGACGTGTCGGTCAAGGCATAAGAGAGGATAAATTCATAACTCGCATACGCATTTAATGACAAAAGAATGGCAATAGGACATCACTGAAAATAGGTAACTTTGCGCAGCACTGCGGTTTACGAAACACAAAATCAGCCTTGCTGCACTCTTTGAATGCCCGAGCACTGCGATAATGGAATTACCTGTTTCTTATGAAAAAGAGAGCCTTGGCTGGACTTGCAGGAACGGTCTGCGGTTGGGTGACCGATGCGGATGTTGACGCCCGCCCCTGTTGGTCGCTTCTTTTACTGTGCGACTGCGATTTCCCTCGCGTATGCCTGACACGCCGCCAGAGCGATCAGTCCTTGGTCACCGTCGCCGGCGATGGCGACAATTCGTTGAGCAGCCGCTGGGTCAAGTTCACCGCGCGCGGCTCCATGAACCACGCTGCCGGTACAGGGGCCGGCTGGCAGCCCACCGCTACTACTCGGGGCGGCGGCGAGTAGGACTGACAGCCGCACATCAGCAGTAGCAAGCCGGTCACGCAGGCGAGCCTGATTGGTTTGAGCATCACGCAGCTCCTTGTAATGGGTTTCGTCATTCACCTGCAGGCGGGTTTCCAGCGCTCGGCGCTCAACCTGCTGGCGTTCTTGCCACTCGATCACCGCCACCGCCGCCTGCTCACGCTCACGCTGATGCACCTCGGCCTGGGTGGCCAACTGGCGCTCGTAGCTGTTGGCCTGCCACTTCCAGGCGGCCGCCCCGCTGCCTGCCATCAGCAACAGGACGACGAGAACCACGCCGCACAGGCGCCAGATTGCGCCACTCACACCAGCACCTTCGCGGCCAAGTCGCGCAGCGCCACGCGTTCCGCCTGGCCAATCAAGCCGCCGTTGATGGTTCGGGTGATCTTGGCGAACTGCCCGGAGTCGGCCAGTTCATTGAGGCCGTTCGACTGCCAGAACCATCCGGCGACCAGGGCGGCAGTCTCGGGCTGCTCCACCAGCTCAGGGTGATTCACCAGGTCCAGACCCAGGGCGACGCCGGCGCCGCGGTAGTTGTTCGCACCGGTCAACTGGATAAGGCCACGGCCTCGATACTTCCACCCGTCGCCTGGCAACTTGTTACCCATTCGGCCGCCGTACGCGATGTTCGCAATCTGCTCCGGCTTGCGTGCAACCTGCGCTGCCAGGGCGGCGTCGAAGCGATTCGGCCAGACGGCCTGGAGTTGATCCGCGCTGTAGTTCAGGTTCTCGACCATCCGGGTCATCTGGCCGGACTCATGCCCGACCTGGGCGATGAAGGCCGACATGCGCACCGGGGAGTTGATCTTGAAGCGCGCCATCGCCGCATTCAGTGCGGGCACAAAAAAGCCCGCAACTTGGCGGGCTTGGGGAAGGATCTGCAGCAACTGCTGCTGGGTGATCGGCATGGTGTTTCCTCAGGCAAAAATAAACCCGCTCGATGGCGGGTGACGGTGTATCAGGTTGGCTGGACTGGCCGTTGGGTTGCGTCCGGGTAGCCCTCGGCGCCTTCGGTCCAAGCTCGCAGTGCGAGCCAGTAGGCCTTCCACTGTGCTGCGGTCCCGGGAATTGAGTCGTCACCGAATTCAATAGCGGTAACGTTTTCGCGGGCAAGGGGCATCTCGATGGCGCGCCATTCGTCTTCGATCTTGCGCAGCTCAAATAAGCTGGGGCCCCAGCCCGGAAACAGCCATGCCTGGTCTGCATTGATTGGCGGTGGTCCGTCTACCTCTATAGCCCCGTCGGGGGGATTGTCATCCCACCCGCCAAGGTACTTGCCGTTCTCGTCGATATAAAATTTCATTGGTACACCCTTACTATCATTCGCCAGTTTGCTGGGGTCATTATCCCACCTTGCCCACCATTCACCGTCAGGGTTAGAAGGCCTCCGACTGCTGTCAGCACTCCAATTTGCGTAGCACTCCAGCTAAGCATGTGGCCATAAGCTGTGGTGGAGTAAGGGGCGTAATCCATTGGCCTGACCTGATCACCTACCGCGTACACAAACTCAGCATTTACGCAGACCATAATGACATCAACGTGCCGAATAGTGCCTGTTACGCCATGTGTAAAAGCGTTGACGCCACCGTTGACCCATGCAGTTTGCGGACTTTCGTAGACCCGAACGAGGTTGTTCTTGGCTTCAAGGTTCTGAATCCGGGAGGCCTGGGCTGCGACCTGGGCCGCAGTAGCGGTGACGTCGACCGTGCCCGGGTTGACCGCCGTTGTCCCGCCAATGCAGCACCAGATAACCGATGAACTGAAAGGGCGGGTCTCTAGGCCGATGCGAGGGGTTCCGTTGGTTCCATCCGCTACCTGAGTAGCTGTCACGTTAGACGGGTCAACGTCCGTAGGGTTTACAAAGTAGGCGCCTCGGCGCGACGCATTGGACCCCGCTGGCGTGGGATAACTGGCATATCCCGCGAGCTTAAATGATCCGGTCGCGATGCCGGGCGCCGTACCCTGCAGCGTATCCACCTGCATCAACCCTGGCGTACCTGCCGAGTTCAATCCGTAGCCCCGCAAGAAGGCAGCCGGGGTCAGACCATCCGAGTACTTGCCGTTGAGGTCCGGCATACGAAACGTGGTCGACCCGTCACCGCTGGAAAACTTACCCCGGCTGAGTGGGTTTGCGATCCAGTTAGCATCA